ACCCGGTGACGCTCGGCCCACTCCGAGGGCGGGATCGGCCGCCGCTTCTTGAGGCGCTTTTTTTCCCCCCGCGTCAGCCGGTAATGGTACGACGACACCTGCCCGCGCAGATCCGGCGGCAGGTAGGTTGCGGGCAGGGTGGTTTTGGTTTGGAAGTACATCAGCCCGTCCTCTCCATCATAAAAATGACCGAAAAATTAAGCAGGCCCGCCGCGAACCAGTAAACTGCCGGTCCCCAGCGCCCCGCGATGGCCAGCGGCACCGCCGCCAGAAACGACTCCAGCATGATCAGCAGCGGCAGGATCTGGTAGAATTTGATCAATTAATTGACCTCCTCGAAGTCCACGAAATATTCCAGGCTGGCGTATTCCGCCAGCAGCTCGTTCCATTCCGGCAGCATCATGTCCAACACCATGGAAACCTTTTTGGCATCGCCCCCCACGGCCGATACCCAATCCGCCGTGCGCGTGCGGAAAAAATTCTGCACCCCCTGGTCCAGCACACCCACCCGCGACGACATTTCCAAATTGAAGTCCCGCCGCGGAATGTACTTCTTGCGCTCCTTTTCCATCTCGAACTGCGCCCGCTCGTTCTGGGCTTTGAGCTTCTCGATCTCCAGGCGGGTTTTCTCTTCCGTCAGCGGCGTCAGGTTGCCATCCTCGTCCTGGATGCGCTGCAGGTTCTCGGCGGCGTAAGCCACCAGCGCCGATTCGCGCACCGTGCCGTCGCCCTCGATGACACACTTGCCGGCCGAACAATCATAGTAAAACTTCGACTTTTTGATCTTGTAGCCCTGATCCTCCAGCCAGGCGATGGCCGCGTTGCGATGCGGAAAGCAGCGCTCCACAGGGAAATATTTGGCATCGAGGTGCGTGGTGAACTCCGCCAGCGCCCCCTTGGCCGCGTTCCACTTCTTGAGATCCGCCTCGGCATAGCCGTCCTGGTAGGCCGCCATGGTGCGCGCCACGGCCTGCACCAGCACGTCCAGCTCCTCGACCTCGGACGCCGAACACTTCCCCCGGATGCGGTCCAGATCAGCCAAGGCGCCGCGCCCTTTCCCGGTCCACCTGGACGTGCAGGTCGTGGATGATCTCGAAGGATTGCTCCCGGTGTTCGGCGATCTCGTTTTCCAGATGCGCATTCCGCGCCGCCAGGTCGTAAACCTGCTGCTGCAGCGCATCCCGCTCGCGCCGCAGCATGGCGTTGGCATCGCGCAGCCCGCCGATCTTTTTCATCTGGCCGATGTATTTCCCGTTGTTCATGATATCCAGCACCGCCCCCTCCATCACCATTTGATCAGCAGGCCGTTGAACGGCAGCCGATGCGTCGTGTTAAAAAAATCAAAAAAAGCCTCGACGGATTCAAACCCGTCCGCCGCCGCCATGGCCTCGATCTCGGCCGGCGCCAGCTTTTTAAAACCGTCACCGTCGCCCAGCAGAACAAACCCGTCCCGGCCGATCCCGATCGGCTCCGCCGACGTGCAGACCTCCTCGCGCAGCTTCCGGCACCCCCTGGTGCGCATGCCGGTGTAAAGATGCAGCACATCCCCCGGCGCCGGGTCACGCCCGTCCTTTCGCATCGCCCGGATCGTCTGCCGCTTCGCCCCCGATTCCACCAGCGGTGCAAACCGCTGTTTAAAATTCAATGCCGGCATCATTTTCTCCTCGTTATCGAAAATTAAAAGGTAGGCGGTGGCGGGATTTGAACCCGCGATCCCATACTTTCACAGATCATGTAGCGCTCCATCATCTGCTATCCTTTGGTTGTTCACCAGGCGCTTTCCATGGTGCTTACCTGGGGCTGATACCGGACTTCAGCAACACCGCCATAAATCTCTCGTTATCGCTTAAATACGACCAAGCGTCCCGACGACCGTTTCTCGCACCGCTTGTGTTTCTTTGTGAATTCCTCGGCCATAGCCAGCCACATATCCAGCGCAACAGGCAACCGCGGCGTGTAAGTCGCCCCGCAGTGCAAGCAAACGAATTGCCCCTCGCCTTTATCGACACACTTAACGATGACGTGATCCTGGTTTATCACCGCGTGACCTCCGGGTATTGGTTCCACTCACGGCCATCCAGCAGGCGGCCGGATTTCTTTTTGCCGACCGACTCCATCAACCACGCATCAGGACTTGGCTGGTAATATTCTTCAAAATGTCCGTTCGGCTCCAGCGCAAACAATTCACCGCGACCATCTTCTTTCTCCAGTTGGTCGTCCGCATAAAGTTTGCAAACCGGCTCCCATTGCCCCCACTGCTTGAAAAAAAACGGCACGGCAGACGCCAGGCACTGATCCCGCAGCGACCGCGCCCAACCCGGATGCATAGGGCGGGCACCTGGTCCGCTCTCGCCGCCGCAGATGACCCAATCAATTTTAGTTACGCCAGAAACTCTGCCATCACGAAATAAGTTAGCGCCATGCAGGCAATCATAATGCGCTGCCCCACTTCCGACCCAATTCAAGTCCACCGGTCCCAGCATCGGCTCCGCCGAAACGAACCGCACCGCCGCCGGTATCTGCAACAGGATCGGAATGCGCTTGTCGGCCTGCTCCTGGCTATCGGTGGTGACGCCAATCCACGCCACATGCTGAAACCACGCCGCATGTTGTACATCGATTCGCGTTTTCAGCACCCACTCGCGCCATGCCAGAATACGCTCCGGGCGTTTCGTAAGAAAAAGCCATTTATGTTTTGGGTTCTGCCGGTGGGCGCTGGCCGCATTAGATATGACAAGACTGATCCACTCAAACGGCACATCCTCGTGAAATAGATCCCCCATCGAACAGACAAACACCATGCGCGGTTTGCGCCATTTAAGCGGTTTTTTAAGCTGTGATTCATGCAGCGTAACGGCAAACGGATCATCCGCCGGATACCCAAACCGCCCCGCCAGGCGCTTCGCCATCCGCTCGGCGTAGCAGTTTGCGCAGCCGGGTGATATTTTGCTGCATCCGGTGATCGGGTTCCAGCTTTCTGTCGCCCATTCGATTTTAGTCGCCACGGTTTCCTCCATGAAATTCATCAGGTGTGCAGGCCCCTTCCGACATCACGACGAAATCTATCTCCCCGCCATATATGCCGACATCCCTGGCCAATGCGGTGGTACAACGGCACACCCGATAGTAGCCGTCCCGCAGTGCCACCCTTAGATCGTCAACCGCTTCGATATCCGGCCCATCGTGCAGTTTATTGCCGCGGCCCTGGTAGTCCACCATCGACCGCACGCTATCGGCCACCGCTTCGGCAATGTCTTTGCCGACACCCCACACACATTTCTTAAAATCCCGGCTCTCGTCCTCGATCACCACCCAGCAGGTCATCTCGAGCCGCGGCTTATACCGCCGGACGGGCGTCGCCTGGGCCTGTTCTTTGAATAGTTGGAGTTGCATCGTCATTTAAACCTCCCGAAATTCTCCCCCGTGATCACATCCGCCGGATGCGCCGCGATATACGACCAGCAATCCCGATCGAAATATACCAGCTGGCTGATGCGCTTCGACGCCGCCGGATGCCACCGCATGACTTGCTTCTCCCGGATGCCGGTTTGCGCCGGTGTGTTAATGATCCGCACCGGGTAGCGCTTCAGCAGCCCGGCCAGTTCAGCGATAGTAGGCGCCAAACCGTCCACCCCCTCCGCCGGATGCGCATCCACTTCCGGTTGCGCCGCCGGTTCGATGCCCTGCTCATTGGCTGAAAAGCCTTCTTGATCCGCATCCGCACCGGCATCGACTCCGCCATCATGTTCAACATCCGCGCCCCCCCTTTTCTCATTCATCCCAAACCGCGATGGGCCAATCGTCAAGGCCGGCGGCAGCCCCGCTATAACCCAGGCCCGCAGGTCGACCCCCGCTGTCGGTAGATCGCCGGGATCCTTGCCTACCGGCACCGGCCAACGTTTGGCCCGCTCGAACTGATCCTGCCACCAGGACCAGGCCCCGGCGCCGGCCTGGTCGAAATCCAGCGCCACCAGGATGCGCAGCGCCTGCTGCAGGGCCGGGGTGGCCACGGCGTCCGGCTTGGCGTGGCTGGAGCCCACCGCCAGAGCCCCCACGAGGTCGCCCGCCGCCGCATCGATCGCCATGGCGTCCAGCTCGGCTTCCACCACCACGTAGGCCTTGGCCTGCGGGTTGATCAGCGTGCGCGCCATGGTGGACCCCTCGATATTAAAATATTTCTGGAATTTTCCGTCCTGCAGGTCGGCCTTGGGCCGCCGGATCCGGATGCGCATCACCTGGTCGTCCACGATGTAGGGGATCACCAGCCCGCGCGGGATGAACAGCATCTTTTTGCGGCCGTTTTCCTTCGCGATGGTAGGAAGCCCCCAGGCCTCGCGCGGCCGGAACAGGCAGTTGTTTTCGCCCTCTCCCGCCAGCCACCCCAACTGAAACCGCCCAACGGCATCCCGGTCGATGCCACGGCGCGCCAGATAATTAAGGTGCGTTTCACTTTCCAGCAGGGCCGCGTCCGCTTTCGCCACCAGCTCGGCGGCCTTGTTCCGCCAGCGTTCCACGTCTACCCCTTCCGGGGCCGCCACGGCGTCCGGCTGCCAAGCCCTGGCGGACGGCCGCGCCGGTTTTTTGTCGTAAAACGGCTGGCGCTCATACTCCGGCACGTCGCGGCCCACATGCTCACAGGCCGCCTTGAAATCCATCCCCAGGAACTGCCGGCAAAACTCGATGTTGTCGCCGCCCTTGTCGCATCCCCGGCACCACCACGACCCGTCGCCGCCATTCTGATCCGGCCAGACGTGGAAGCGGTCGTCACCACCGCAACCCGGGCACGGGCTCCAGTGTTCCTCACCCTTGTGCCCCCTGGAGGCCAGCCGCGGCGCGATGCCGGTTGATTTCAATAGATCGAGTACGTTTTCCGCCATGGTCCTGTTGGTCCTGCCCTCGGTCCTGGCCTTTTTTATAAGGACTTTAATACCTTATAATTTTTCCAGGACTATTATCTAAATATAAATTTCTTTGATAAGTATTGTATGGTCCTAAGCCTAAAAACACGTCTCCCTCTCAATGGTCCTATGGTCCATTTTACAATTAATTTAGCGGGTTATTTTTAAAACCCATCAGGACCATCAGGACCATTGATCAATTCCACCCCCATATTGGTCCGGCAGGATCTCGCGCATCACGCGGTGATCGAGGTCCAGACCGAAATATTTATAGAGCCCGCCGACCTTGTCGTGCCGGAAGCGCTCGCGCACGTAGCTTCCAAACTTCTTTTGTTTGGGAGGAAAATTCCCGACGAACTTCTTCCACCAGGCCGTAAAGGCGTCATAGAGATCCGAGGCCCCGATCTGGAACTCGGTCTCGTCGCCCGTGCGGCAGCAAAACTCGATGAAAGCCCCCAGGTTATCCTCGCCGGACTTCCATTTCTGGGTTTCCTCCACCACCCGTGGCGGCATCATCAGGCCGTCCCGCTGCCACTTGAGGCAGCCCTCCACCATCCAGGCCAGGATTCCGGGTGCCTCTTCCTGCAATTTTTGTTGCAGCATCGGGTCGGCCACGCGCTCGTTATCCGCCTTGGGCTCGCTATTGCGCAGGAAGCGCACCAGAAACGGGATGTTGATCACACGCTCCCAGAACGCCTGGTCCTGCGAGTCGGCGTGGGGCTTGAAGTTGGACAGGAGAAAAAGGGTGTGGCTGGGGGCAAAGGTGATGGGGTACTTGTCGTGCGGCGACCTGCCGGTGAGCGAGTCTGCCCCGGTCAGCCATTTGCACTTGGCCGCGCTTACCTTGGCGCCGTCCTCGGTCTCGCTGGCCCAGGCAATCCGCAGGCCGCGCATGGCCACGATGTCCGGCGTGGGCGCCGAGCTGTTGGTGATCTTGTAGCTGGCCAGCAGCATTTCGGATGGGATCGGGCCGGCCAGCGGCCCCAGCACGGTCTTGATGGCTTCCATCTCGGTGCCCTTGCCGTTGCGGCCGCCGGGTCCGGTGAACACCGGGAAAATGTGTTCATACACCGCGCCGACGATGGCGCAGCCATACAGCCGCTGCATGAACTCCACCACCAGCTCATCCCGCGAGTGTATTTCCAGCAGGGCTTCTTCCCATGTTGGCCGCGGTGCATCGATGCCGCGCCACTCCGTCGGCGCAGCCTTCAACAGAAAATCGTCCGGTTGTCCTGGTCGGCTCTCACCGGTCTTCAGATCCACGACACAGTTCGGACAGGCCAAGAGCCACGGCTGCCGGTCGATCTCATCGCCGTGGATGGCCATGGGATTCTTGGAGGTGTGTGCCCATTTGGCGCACTGGGTGCGGCGCTGATCGCCGCGCAGGTCCCACACGCGCTTGGACAGCTTCCGCTCGCGCGACTCGT